TACTGTTCAGATGTCTAACGACAAAGGAACATGGTTTGGTTGGGATGTATCAAAAGTAGGACCAGTCACAGATAAAACTATCTATGATTCGGCGAAAGCTTTTGCAGAATCTGTAGGTAAGGGTGAGATTCAAGCTAAACACGGTACAGAAGAGACTACAAAGTCTAATTCAAATTACTAGAATCCTAGGTAGTGGGCGTCTAAGCGAGAGTGGAAACGCCCACTTATAAAATATGATTGAGAAGTTTAAAAACATATTCCAGGGATTAGACCGTGCGCATGGGGTCACCATTGTAGGTGAATCAAATGGTAATGGAACAAAAGTAAAAGGTAAATCTTTTGTAAAAAGAGAACCCATTACTGATGAACTATGGCAAAAACATTTAGATGGCAAAGATAGTTTAGGTGTAATACCAATCAATGATGATAACAAATGTAAGTGGGGTTGTATAGATATTGATTCCTATGCAGGGTTTGATCATCAAAAACTTATAAACAAAATTAAACAATTTAAATTACCACTAGTAGTGTGTAGATCAAAATCTGGTGGTGCACATGTATTTTTATTTACAAAAGATTATGTATCAGCGAGTTTGATGCAAGATAAATTAAATGAGATTAGATCAGTGTTAGGTTATGGTGGATCAGAAGTTTTTCCAAAACAAAGAGAATTAAAATCGAAAGATGATACAGGAAATTTTCTTAACTTACCATACTTTAATTGTAGTAATACAACAAGATATGCCTTTCTTGAGAGTGGCGAAGCTGCTACACTGGAAAGTTTTTTTGAGTTAGTAGAAAGATATAAACAAGAGGACATTAGCACAATAGAAGTTAAAAGACCAGAGACACCATACTCTGATGGTCCACCATGTGTGGAACTTATGGTGCAAAATAAAGTTACAGAAGGTGGTAGAAATAATGCGTTATTTCATTATGGTGTGTATGCAAAATCTAAATGGCCAGAAAACTGGAAAACAAAAATAATATTATTTAATGAGTCTGCAATGGCACAACCATTGTCAGATATAGAAGTAAACATCATAACAAAACAACACGAAAAAAAAGATTGGGGATACAAATGCAATGATCAACCTATGTGTAGTTTGTGTGATAAAAAATTGTGTAAGACTAGAAAGTTTGGCATAGGTCAGGAAATAACATTTCCTAATCTAACAGATCTACAGGTTGTAGCATTAGAGGAACCATACTATTACATGAACGTAGACGGTGATAGATTGTATCTTGACTCTGCAAAACATTTAACAAACCAAAGTTTATTTCAAGAAGAATGTGTAAAACAATTACGATTTAATCCACCAACATTAAAAACAAACGATTGGAAGAAACTTACAAATATACTATTAGAAAATGCAGAAGTAACAGAACCCGCAGAAGGCACAGGCACAAAAGATATATTACGAAACTATCTTGAAGATTATTGTGTAAATAGAATACAGAAAGATGATTACGAAGATTTAAAAAATGGTGGCACATATACTAAAGAAGGTTATCATCACTTTGTATTTGATAATTTTTTTCATAACTATTTATCAAGAAAACACTGGAAGGTGCCATATCAAAGAACATCACAGATGTTAAAAGACAATTTAAACTGTACAACTAAACGTGTGGGTAAACACAAACTATCTGTGTTTGTTGTGGCTAGGTTTGATAAAAAACCAGAAACATATACACCAAAACCATTTAAGAAAGATAATTACTAATGCGAACAATAATATATGGACCACCAGGCACAGGTAAAACACACACTTTGTTAGGGCACATAGAAAAATTTTTAGAAACAACAGACCCAGATAAGATTGGGTATTTCACATTTAGTAAGAATGCTGCAATAGAAGGTAAAGAGAGAGCTGCACTTAAATTTAGATTATCTTTGTTAGATGATCTACCGTACTTTCAAACTCTACACTCATTTTGTTTTAATCAACTTAGTCTTAGCAAAGATCAAGTTATGAAAGAAAAACATTACAAAGAATTAGGAGAAAAGATGGGATTAGAAATAGAAGGCACACAACAAGATGAAGATCATGATAGTGTATTCTTTTCTAAAAATCCATACATACAATTAATAAACATTGCACGATCAAAAGAAATAGATCCTGTAAAATATTATCACCTTACAGACAATCCACAAGTATCATTAAATAAATTAAAAATTATATCAGAAGAATTACAACGATATAAAACAGAACATGGTCTAGTAGACTTTCCAGACATGATAGAAAAATTTTTAAGCAGTAGTGATACACCAAAGTTAAGGGTTATGTTTGTAGATGAAGCACAAGATCTAAGTTTAATACAGTGGAAGTTAGTAAAAAGAATAGAAGAATCAGCAACAGATTCTTTTATTGCAGGAGATGATGACCAGGGTATCTACAAATGGAATGGCGCACATGTAAATACATTTATAAATTTAGAAGGCACAAGAGAAATATTAGAGCAATCACACAGGGTACCACAAAAACCTTTTGAACTTGCAAACAAAATTATAAGCAAAGTTAAGAATAGAGTATCTAAAAAATATTATCCAAAAGAAAAAGAAGGAGCCGTAAAACGTTGTCAAAGTTTACATGAAGTAGATTTTACAAAAGGTAAATGGCTAGTACTAGCTACAGCAAACTACATGTTAAGTGACATCGGTGATGTGTTAGATGAAAAAGGATTGTACTGGCAAAGAAGAAAAGCAACACCAAGAGTTAAAAACATATACGAAATTATACAAAAGTGGGATGAATTAAAAACGGGTGTACCAATGCACTTTAATGATTGTAAAAAAATATTTAACAAAATGAATAAAAATTGGGACAAGAAATTATTTAAAGCTATGGTCAAAGACCAGTTTTATGGCATAGATGATTTAAAAAATAAATATGGTTTACAAACAGAAGCAGAGTGGCAAGAGGCATTAGATGAACTAGGTAATGAAGATATAAGAAAGATAACAAAATTAATAAAAGCAGGTGAAGATTTATCTAGCACACCAAGAATAAGCATCTCCACAATACATGGAGTAAAAGGAAATGAAAGAGAGAATGTAGTAATTAACACTGAACTATCTGGAGCAGCGTACGATGAATATCAAAAGAATCCAGATGATACACACAGATTGTTTTATGTTGCATGCACTAGAACAGAAAACAATTTATTTATAATAGAACCACAAAGGAAAAAAGCATATGACATCTAAAGTATGGGATAAACAACACGGAGGATCACACTATCAAAAATATAAAATTCAACCTAGTAAGTTTGTAGTAGAGAATGAATTGCTATATCCTGAAGGTTGTGCTATAAAATACATAATAAGGCACCGTGATAAGGGAAAGAAACAGGACTTATTGAAAGCGATACATTTTATAGAAATGATAATAGAGAGGGACTATAGTGAAACCGATATTTAAACCACAAACAGAGTGGCTACCACCAGAGTCTTTTCCTGACCTATCTGATTATAGTGAAATATCAATTGACTTAGAAACAAAAGATCCAGAGTTAAAAACTATGGGCTCCGGCTCTGTAACTGGCAGAAGTAATATTGTTGGTATAGCTGTGGCTGTGCAAGACTGGAAAGGTTATTATCCAATAGCACATGAAGGTGGTGGTAACATGGACAAGAACATGGTTCTTAAATGGTTTCAAGATGTCTTAAATACAGATGCTGTTAAGATATTTCATAACGCCATGTATGACGTATGTTTTATACGTGCTGCAGGCCTTAAAATTAATGGTATCATTGTAGATACCATGATTGCTGGCTCTCTCGTGGACGAGAATCGCTTTCGATACGATTTAGGCTCTATGGGTCGGGATTACCTTGGAATAGGCAAAAATGAAGCTGTATTGAAAGAAACTGCAGACCTTTGGGGTGTAGACGCTAAATCAGAAATGTATAAATTACCTGCAATGTATGTAGGTGAGTATGCAGAACAAGATGCAGAATTAACATACAAACTCTGGCAAGAGATGAAGAAACAAATGTATCACGAAGATGTTGAAGATATATTTAATTTAGAGACTGAACTATTTCCTTGCCTTGTTGATATGCGATTTTTAGGCGTTCGTGTAGATACCCAAGCAGCATATGAATTAAAGCAACAGTTATTAAAAGAAGAAAAAGACTGCCTATACAAAGTAAAAAAAGAAACATCAATAGATGTTCAAATATGGGCTGCACGTTCAATAGAGAAAGTCTTTCAAAAACTGAACCTACCATATGACCTAACCGTAAAAACAAATTCTCCATCATTTACTAAAAACTTTCTGCAGAACCACCCACATCCATTGGTAAAGTTGATAGCTCGTGCTAGAGAAATAAATAAATCTCATACTACATTTATTGATACCATACTAAAGCATCAACATAAAGGTAGAATACATGCAGAAATAAATCAGATTAGATCAGATAGTGGTGGCACAGTAACCGGTAGATTTAGTTATAATAATCCTAACTTACAGCAGATACCAGCACGGAACAAGGAACTCGGACCACGGATCAGAAGTTTATTTATACCTGAAGAAGGTTGTAAGTGGGGTTGTTTTGATTATTCACAACAAGAACCACGTCTCGTTACACACTATGCTAGTCTTGACGGACTCTACGGTGTAGACGAAGTATTAGATTCATACAATAATGGTGAAGCAGACTTTCATCAGATTGTATCTGACATGGCTAACATACCAAGATCACAGGCTAAAACAATTAATCTTGGTTTGTTTTATGGTATGGGTAAAAATAAATTACAAGCAGAGTTGGGTGTATCAAAAGAAGATGCTGAGGATTTGTTTAGAACGTATCATGACAAGGTACCATTTGTAAAAATGTTAATGGAAAGTGTCATGCGTAGAGCCCAGGACAAAGGTCGTGTTAGAACATTATTAGGTCGTAGGTGTAGATTTAATTTATGGGAACCAAATCAGTTTGGTATACACAAAGCATTGCCACACGAAGAAGCGCTCGCGGAACACGGACCAGGGATCAAGAGAGCATTTACATACAAAGCATTAAATAAATTAATACAAGGATCAGCCGCTGACATGACAAAGAAAGCTATGGTTGATTTGTACAAAGAGGGTATCATACCGCATATACAAGTGCATGATGAACTTGATATATCTGTTGATAACAACGAAGATAAGATAAAACAAATTATGGAATCTGCTGTTGACTTGGAAGTACCAAACAAAGTAGACTATGAGTCTGGTCCTAATTGGGGCCAAATAAAATGATAAATTATGGCTTACTTAAATGCAAATATTCCTGTAGAATATGCCCAAATAAAAAGGGAGTATTTATATGATCTTAAAAAACATCATGGCGAAGTTGAAGACTGTATTATCTTCGGTGTCACCTGCATTACAGGGCGTGCCCTCTTATTTCATGCGATCATGGAAAACGGCGCAATATTTTATCGCCTGCCAATTAGCGCGTTTATTCAACGTGGTTTCAAAGCAGAAGACGTACCGAGCAGAAGACTTGATGAACTACAGCTTTGGAAT